GGGACAAGGAGGCGTTGTTGAAGCTGACGCCAGACGACCTGATCGAACTGGATATGCGCCTACAAGGATGGGGGAAATGACTGATCTCAAACACAAACTGCTGCCGCCTGAAGCGATGGCAGAACTACAGCGCGCAGCCGCAGTGGAGCCGACTCACGCCGACCCGCTGCGACGGCAGAAGGCAATCGAAGCCGCCACCGCGCGCCTCCGTCTCAAGTATCCAGGGCTATTCCGCGAACCGTGACAGGAGGGACCATGAGAATCGAGATTGCACTCAACGAGCGCGGCTTGCGCATCGGTCAGGATCACCAAGGGGCGCGCCTGACCGATGCAGAAGTCGAACTTATCCGATCGCTGCGGGATGAGGGGTTGCGGTACATGGACCTAGCGCAGAAATTCGAGGTCAGCAAGTCGACCATTGCCATGATCTGCCGGTTCGAGCGGCGCAGTCAGACCGTGGCCAGGTGGAAATCGGTGCACGTACCGGATGCCTGATCACCTTAAATTGCCCCGTGCCCGCAACCCGCGGGCTTCTCGGGGCGAACGATGGCGACACGCAAGCGCAAGACGGAGACGGATGAAACCGTAATCGCCTGCGAATCGTGCCGCTATTTCAAGGCGCTGGACTCGCACAACGAGTGCCGGCGCAATCCGCCTGCTGTCGTGCTGGACATGACGGACGGTGGGCACGTGACGATGTTCCCGATGGTCGGCCCGGACGAATGGTGCGGCTGCTGGGCGCCTAAGCTGAACAGCTGATGGCAGACCTCCGCGACTACGCCACGCCGCGTCAGGCCGAGATCCTGGAGGCCATTGAGCAGCACGGCTCTGAGCGCAAGGCCGCCGCGGCGATGGGACTGAGCCACGGCACGATCAGCGGCATGGTCGCCAGGGTAAAGCAGCGTGCCGCGCGTTCTGGCTACTCGCCCGAGCACGAGATGACGCGCACGGTGCCTGACGGCTATCTGGTCAAGGGCGTCTCGACGTACTTCGATGCAGACGGCAAGCCGCGCGCGCAGTGGGTCAAATCCGCTGTAGACCGCGAGCGCCAAGCCGAGATCATGCGTGAGGCATGCGCGGCCATGGCGGAAAGCCTGCCAAGGGTCAAGCCAGCCCAGCACGCCGGCGACACAATCGCCGCACTGTGCAATCTTGTGGTGTTCACCGACTACCACATGGGCATGCTGGCCTGGCACAAGGAAGGCGGCGCCGACTGGGATTTGAGGATCGCGGAAAGCCTGCTTCTGGCGAGCTTCGTGCACATGGTGGAGTCTGCGCCCAAGGCGGCAAGCTGCGTGGTGTCGATCCAAGGCGATTTCCTGCATTCGGACGGCCTGCTGCCGGTCACGCCGGCCCACAAGCACGTGCTGGACACCGATGGGCGATTCTCGAAGATCGTCGCCTCGGCCATCCGCGTGCTGCGCCGGCTGATCGACCATGCGCTGGTCAAGCATGAGAAGGTGCATCTGGTGATCTGCGAGGGCAATCACGACGAGTCCGGCTCGGTATGGCTGCGTCAGATGTTCGCCGCGCTGTATGAGGCTGAGCCGCGGCTGACGGTGAATGACTCCGAGTTGCCGTTCTACGTGCACCAGCACGGCGAGACCATGCTGGCGTTCCACCACGGCCACAAGGTCAGCAACGAGCAGCTTCCCATGCTGTTCGCCGCGCAGTACCCCAAGATGTGGGGCGCGACGACCAAGCGGTATTGCCACACCGGCCACAGGCACCACGTGGACGAGAAGGAGTATGCAGGAATGATCGTGACGCAGCATCCCACGCTGACAGCCAGGGATGCGCACTCGGCCCGAGGGGGTTGGATCTCGGGGAGAGCAGCGACAGCGGTCACATATCACGAGCGATTCGGGCAGGTTGGGCGAACCATTGTGACGCCAGAGATGTTCGAAGCAGATTGACGACTGGCTCACGCACGAGCCCCTTCAGCGAAGCGAGAGAGCGCCCAACCGGGTTAAACGGATGCTGCGGCATCTACGGCTTGCTCGTTTCGCTGAGGGTTCCTCACGCCTGGCGTAGCTCAGTTGGCAGAGCCTTAGGGTCGCTGGTTCAAATCCAGCCGCCAGCCGTGAGGGGCTGCCCTCAACTTGCTTGTCTCCCTCGGTCCTCCCGGACCCTTCGCGCCTCGCTGGCATGTGTCGGCGGGGCGATTTCTTTGGTGCGGTGCACGTATCTGGCGCGTAAGGCGGTGGAATCGAAGCCATGACTACACACCCACGGCACTGATATGGGCCGGCCATCTACTTTCACCCAGGCAATAGCTGACGAGATCTGTGAGCGTCTCGCGGAGGGCGAGAGCCTGCGCGCCATTTGTGCCGGCGATGACATGCCGAACAAGGCGACCGTGTTCAAGTGGCTGATTGCTGACAAGGCATTCAGCGACCAATACGCACGCGCGCGCGAGGCTCAGGCGGATGCGTTGGCCGATGAGATCGTCTACATCGCGGACACGCCGCAGATTGGGCAGAAGTCTGTGAGCAAGGCGACGGGGCTGGAAATCACCGAGGCCGACATGATCGAGCATCGCCGCCTGCAAGTGGATGCGCGCAAATGGATGACCGGCAAGCTGGCGCCGAAGAAGTACGGCGACAAACAGGAGATCGACCTGAACGTGACCGACGCGCTGGCCGAACGGCTGGCGAGGGCCAGGCTGCGCAATGGCTGATTCGGACAGCGAACTGATCGACCTGGCCGCCCAATGCTCGTCGGACCCGCTGCGGTGGGTGAACCACGCCTATGACTGGGGTGGCGGTGAGCTGGCCGAGGTGGTCGGCCCGCGCCAGTGGCAGGCCGATGTGATGGGCGACATTGGGGCGCATCTATCCAACCCAGCCACCAGGTTCCAGCCGCTCATGCTGTCGGTGGCGTCAGGCCACGGCATCGGGAAATCAGCCTGCATCGGCATGATCGTCAATTGGGCGCTATCCACTTGCGACGACGCCAAGGTGGTGATTACTGCCAACACAGATACCCAGCTCCGCACCAAGACCAGCCCCGAGGTGGGCAAGTGGCAGCGCCTGGCCATTACCTCGCACTGGTTCGACGTGCAATCCACCAGCGTGGCGAGCAAGGACAAGGAGCACGCCAAGAACTGGCGCGCTGACTTCGTGCCATGGTCGGAGCACAACACCGAGGCATTCGCCGGCCTGCACAACAAGGGTAAGCGCATCGTCCTGATCTTCGACGAGGCATCCGCTATTGCCGACAAGGTGTGGGAGGTGGCGGAGGGCGCCTTGACCGACGAGGGCACAGAAATCATATGGATCGCGTTCGGCAACCCGACCCGGAACGTGGGCCGGTTCCGCGAGTGCTTCCGCCGCTTCAAGCATCGCTGGAAGCATCGGCAGATCGACAGCCGGACGGTGGAGGGCACGAACAAGGAGCAGATCGGTAAGTGGGCCGTGGACTATGGCGAGGACTCCGACTTCTTCAAGGTGCGCGTGCGCGGCATGTTCCCATCGATGTCAGCCCGCCAATTCATCAGCGAGGCCGATGTCACCGGGGCGTATGGCCGTGGGTTGCGGCCGGAGCAATTCACGTTCGCACCCAAGATCCTGACCGTCGATCCGGCCTGGGAGGGTGACGACGAATTCGTCATCGGCATCCGCCAGGGCTTGCAGTTCCGCATCCTGCGCACGATGGCGAAGAACGACAACGACCTGGTGGCCGCGCAGGTTGTGGCCCGGTACGAGGACGAGGAAAAGGCTGACGCCGTGTTCGTCGACGCTGGCTTCGGCACGGGCATCGTGTCAGCCGGGCAGGGCATGGGCCGGGACTGGACGCTGGTCTGGTTCGCGGGGGAGAGTGGCGACGCCGGGTGCCTGAACAAGCGAGCCGAGATGTGGAAGGCCGCCCGCGACTGGCTCAAGGCTGGTGGCGCGCTGCCGGAGGACCCGACCCTACGCGACGAGCTCCAGGCGCCCGAGATCGTGCCTCGCATGGACGGCAAGATCCAGATCGAGAGCAAGAAGGACATGAAGTCCCGCGGCGTGCCATCACCGAACCGCGCCGACGCGCTGGTGCTGTCCTTCGCCTTCCCCGTCATCAAGCGCGATCCGCTTGACCAGTACCGCGACAAGTCCAAGCAGCGGGAATATAACCCGTACGCCTAGTGCACTTACCCGCAGCCCAGCCGCATAGATTCGCGGCATGGAACAGATTGCCATCCGCCCATGCACCGTTGCCGACATCGAGAGCGCGCCGAATCTGGCGTCGCTCCTGTCCGAGTACGGGGGCGAGTCCGCCATCCCTGAGCTTGGCCCGGTCAACCCGCAATTCCCGCTCTACAGGGCGATGGAGGCCAATGGCTCGGTGCGCATGATCGGCGCGTTCCAAGGCGCTGGGATTGTCGGCTTCGTCGCGCTGCTGGTGTCGGTGCTGCCACATTTCGGCGTCGTCGTCGGCACCACCGAGTCGTATTTCGTCGCCAGCGCGGACCGCAAGAGCGGTGCCGGTCTCGGGCTGCTGCATGCCGCTGAGGACATGGCGCGGGAGTTGGGCGCACTCGGGTTCTTCGTGAGCGCGCCCGTTGGCAGCCGCCTGGAGCGCGTCATGCGTGGCATCGGCTATCGCGAGACGAACCGCGTGTTCTTCCGGAGCCTGGCGTGATCCCGGCTGTTGCGTCCACGCAGATCGCGGCCATGAGCGGCGAGTCCATCGATCAGGTGCGCCGGCTGGAAAGCGCGCTGCTGAGCGGCCCGCTGGTGGAGATCCCCACCAGCCATGCACTGCACGCCGGCATGTACGCCCGCACGGTGCATATCCCGGCCGGGGTCGTCCTGACTGGGGCGCTGATCAAGCTCGCCACCGTCCTGATCGTCAGCGGCGACGTGAGCGTGTTCATCGGCGGCGAGACGCTGCGCCTGAGCGGCTACCACGTGATCCCGGCCAGCGCCGGCCGCAAGCAGGCGTTCATCGCTCACGCCGACACGCACCTGACGATGCTGTTCCCAAGTCAGGCGACGACGGTCGAGCAAGCCGAATCGGAGTTCACCGACGAATCCGATCTGCTGTTGTCTCGCCAAGACGCCAAGCCCCCCATTCTCATCAAAGGAGACTGACCATGTCAGGTGTAACCGCCGCTGGCGTACTCGCAGCCGCAGCCGTCGCTGGCACGGCCTACTCGGTCTACAACGGTCAGCAACAGGCTAGCGCACAACGTGGCGCTGCGCAGCAAGCCAAGGATGCCGCTACCAAGCAGGCCGACTCAGCCGACCAGGCAAACAACCGCGCCAACGCCAAGACGCCGGACATCGCGGCGATGCTGACCGCGAACCAGGGTGCGGCGAAGGGTGGGGCGTCCGGCACGATGCTGACCGGCACGGCTGGCGTTGACCCGGCGCAGCTGCAGCTCGGCAAGAACACTCTGCTCGGGGCGTGATTCATGGCCGAATACACGCCGCGCCAGAAACTCACGTCCCGATGGGGCGCCCTCAAGTCAGAGCGCTCAAGCTGGGATAGCCACTGGCGCGAGATCAGCGACAACCTGCTGCCGCGCAGTGGGCGATTCTTCGTTCAGGACCGCAACTGCGGCGAACGCCGGCACAACAACATCTACGATTCGACAGGCACGCGGGCGCTGCGCGTGCTTGCGGCCGGCATGATGGCCGGCATGACGAGCCCGGCGCGACCGTGGTTCCGGCTCGCCACGTCTGACCCGGATCTGGCCAAGTACGGCCCCGTCAAGGTGTGGCTCAACGACGTGACGC